AGACCAACCCAGAAGCCTGTACACATTGGGCAGTTAAGCAATCGCCCTAACTTTCCGGACTTTGGGCGGATTGGGTTTAGGATTTTTCCGTAAACGAGGATCTGAGTGAGGCCATACGATATAAGGCAGAACCAGATAAATGTCATTAATCCTCACCTTGACCCTCTCTGACTAACGAGTAGTTGTACATAAATCCGTAGGGCCCTCTAGTGATGCCGTGAGAACCCTTCTTGTCTGAATGAGGTATGTCCCCAAGTTCAGTAGAGTCTTCTGGTGCAGGGCGCAACATCGCGTCTAGGCGATCATCATCATACTCTTCGGCCGTCTTGAAGTATGGTCGTTCGTCTGTGATATATTCCTGCAAACAAAACAACAAGGCCTGGTTTCTGTCGATACCAGGGATTGCTGACTCCAGAAGCTCAGCTTCTAGAGCACCAAAGACGTTACCGCCTCGAATTGTTGAGCGAGATATCAAACCCTTCTTTGCTAAGAATTGAAACATCCTATCTTGAGCGGCGTACACCTTATCTGACATGTTTGATTTAGGAAAGGCTACACACTTGTTTTTTTCTGTCATAATCACGATGTCCACGTCTTCATGATCCAAAACAAGTATATTACCATCAATGGTTCTCCTAGCTTTGAGATTGATCCGAGGATCTAATTCTAATTTCACATCAATCGTCATGGCTATTTATCTCTTCTAGTAGTCCTTGAGTGTTCAGGACCAGTTCTAATGTTTCTGTGTCTATCTCTCTATTCTTAGTTTCATCTAGAATGTTGTATATCTTGTTTATCTTATCTTTAAGTTCGGAATTTGTTTCGGCTGATGGCGCGTTGCGAGCCTGATTTAGTCCCTCTTTCAGCCTTCCAATTTCTTCATTAAGATAAACCTTGAGTTCAACGCCATTGTCAGCAAAAGAGGAAATGTACCTTCCAAGCAAATTCTTTTGGTTTTCGCTCAACACTTCTGAGTATTCATCGTTAAACTTAGAAACAAAAGTACTATATACTATCGAGTCTATTGGTTGTTGGACTTCTTGTTTTGTTTCAACTGAAGATGACATTTGCTCAACAATGTTTTCTTCTAGTAGAACCCTGTCCTTAACAGGCAGCGCGTGTTGAAATATCGAATATACAGACGCTATGCTTTTATAATTGGGGACAAAGTTGCTGAATATATTTTTCGATAAAGTTTTGTTAATCTTATTTATCAATGCGGACTGTTCTTGAAAAAGTTTTTTCTTGTCTAATGAGTTATATCTATCCTTGACTTCCACTACAATCTTCTCTGCAGTGTTCTTGTTTATGTCTCTCGTCTCATAAATTGATTTATAAAGTTCCAACTCCTCTTTTAGAACTGAATCTCCAGTGAAATGGTCTTTTATAATAGAAACAATTTTGTTTTGCTTGTTCTTGTTGTTTTTTACAACAGACTCTGTAAGTTCTCTTACGAGCGCCTCATAAACAAATGCTGTGTTTCTTTTTTTATTATGTTTCAGTCTCATTCTTGTCGTTCCTCGCTTTTAGGCTTTTGAAAAGAGCGTCTAACTCTTTCTGTTCTTTGAGGATCTTTGTCTCCTCTACTTTATAATTAGTCGTTTGTCCCTCGTAAATACTGGTTGCTTTTGCAAGACCTGTAAGTTCTCCCATTCCAGGGAACATCTTTCTCGTCGTTCCTGTTTCCGGAGAGGCGGCTCTATTCATATTCTTCTTTCGTGGACCTGAAGATTTTCTTCTGTCACCGCCGGCAGATAGTGCGCGGGGGCTGTACCAGCCATGAGACTTCTCTGTCGTAGTTCTACCCTTACTGTCCTCTCTCTTACCGGGTGGGGCTGCCAAGAGATCTCCCTCCTCAGGTGCACCTCCAGCGTCTCCGCCGCCTAGATCTGCTGCCCCTAGATCTGCAGCATCAGTTGGTGCTCCAAGTTCTGGCTCTGACCCCACTGCGCCTACGCCGCCTGGCTCTCCAAGGTCGCCGCCAACGTCCAAGTCGTCGACTCCTGCGTCTAGACCTGCGGTCATCTCTGCTTGTTCCGCTTCGCCAGCAGTCTCTAGAGCAGCTTCGTAGCGCTTGTCATAGAACATCTCGCGTCGGTTTCGAATAAATTCATCATCAGACATGCCAAATAGTGTCTTGGCTAACCACTGCTTTGAAAAGAAACCCTCTGTTGCGTTGCCGGCAATGTCGAAACGCGTTTTCCAGTGTTCAAGTTCCTGCATCTCTGCAATCTTTGAAGGATTGTTAAGGGTACAAGTGAAACCTACCAAGTCTTCGTCTCTATATCCGAGAGTATAAAGGTGCACAATTCCTATCTTCTCCAATTCTGTTATTATCGACCTCTGTAGTCGTTGAATGGTTCTAGCGAATCTGATATCTTTTTGAGCCAATGTAGTTTTATCTTCCATTGCCTTTTCACCATCAGACGAAATATATGCTGCAGGTACTTTTAACGCTGAAAAGAGCTTATCTCTCAAGTATTTAACGTCGTCGATGTCTCCTGTGTACTTTCCACCTGCAATGGGTTCAATTTTTGTTGAGGAGTTTCCTCGGACAGGGATAAAATAATCCTCTTCCACAGAAAGAGGGTTGTATCTAAGGTCAACTCTGCCAGTATCTGCGTCGACTACCTGGTTTCGCTTCATGTTAGTCATAACTTTCTGCATATATTGCTCTACATCTTGCGGTGCGATGCTTCCGACGTCGATATAGAATGCGCGGCGCTCTGGCGATCTGACTATTCGATAAGCCATCATCGCATCTTCAAGTAAGGTAAGTTGTCTCCAGATTCTTCTAGCCGGCTCAAGTACGGATGTGCCATATGGGTTATATTTGTCTTGTCCCAAGATCCTGAAGTGGCCAACTTGCCAATTTTCAAACGTTAATCCGGCTGAATTCCATTGATATTGTACATAATTCGGATTTGATTTGTCTTCTCCCTCTAATCTTTCCATTTCTTGAGATGGTAACCCAATGACAGAAGTGACTCCCAAGGAATCATCCAGGTCAAGGTACAAGAAAAAATCACCATACTTGCACATTGTACGACACCAGGAAAATAAATTGTGCTCGATGTTCAAAACGTTAGAATATAATGATTCTAATATTGCTTTTATCTCTTCATTCTCACAATCAACCTTAAGCATTGGAGTCAGAGAAGAATATGTGGTCATTTCATCAGCATAAATATCAAGCGCTGAGGCGATTTCCGGTGTATACTCCATTTGATCGAAATCTACATAGCGTTCGGTGCGAGCCTGTGATGCCATTATATTTGCGTTCAAATTATCATAGGGGTTATATGCTGTCTTCTTAAAATCTTTTCCTGATGCGGAAGTAAACTTAGATGCATATCTGTCTAGGTCAATTCTTCTTAATCTGTGGTTGTTTTGTGTCCTATATTGCGTAAGAGGTCCAGAAAGCAACCTTGTTAGTCTCCTAAAGAGTAGACTCTGTGGGTTTCTTGTATTGTTTTTATTTTTGCTTGCCATTTTTTATCCCTTAAACAACCACGGAAAGTCGGTTGTCGCCTTGTGATGTTTGTTCATGCTATCTTGCATCTTTAACTTGTTGGTACCAATCATACCTTTTATTCTAGTATCTAGTTCATTCCCACTTCTAGTGATCGAACCAATAAACGCTTTCGCATATTCTGCATCCCTCTGGTTTGCAGTTAACGCTGTGTCTCTGACCCAGCATCCGACTGCACAGGCCATGATTAGATCGTCATTGTAAGATCTCATAGCCTCTGCGCGACCATTATTCCATACAAAAGTCTTCATTTCAGCCAAAAGCCTGGAAGAATATATCTTAATTAGATTGTTTCTTATGAATTCTTCCATCTTAGCGACTATTAGAGGCCTAGTCTTTGAAGTTGTAGTGAAACCAGGAACAGCGTTCGACATTTGGTCTGCTTGATACTCTTCTACAAACTCATGGGTTGACTTAATTGAATGATATAGATTAGGGTACCTCATTTCTTTCAACTTTTCAAGCACAGAATATCCAACTGAGTTATTTTCTACGACCAAGAGTCCTCCGCCATACTCTTGCCCAACGTCAAATAGGACCCTAGAGAAAACATCTGGAGTTACCTTTCCTTGATACTCTGCTACTAGTTCCATTGTTTCTAATTTAAATACATGACACACTGAGTAGTCTTTACCATCACCTCTTGCTACGTCTGCGGCTATAAGATACGTGTTTTCGGGCTTTCTTTCTTCCCAAATCCAAAGGTTGCGGTCAAAACCAGTCCTATGTTTGGGAGGGCAGGACATATTCAAGTAGGTTTCCATGTCTTCCGCTGCAAAGACGGTCTCTCCAGACATATTGAAGTTACACTCAAGTTCTTGAGCAATCTCTCTTCTAGACATGTTCCTAGTTTCTTTTTCGAACCAATCTTGGTTTCTGTCCGGGTGCATGTCCCAAGGAAGTTTTGTGGGAAAAAAATCGTTCGCCTTGTTATCTGCTTCTGTGTATATTTTGTGAAACCAGTTTCCAACGCCGTTGGGCGTAGATAGTGCGATACAGCGTCCACCAGTCGATAGTGTAGGGTAGAGGCCCATCCACAACTCGTCGAGGCCTTCTACGTGCGCTGCTTCGTCTATAACAAGCAACGACAACGCTTCTGAGCGACCAGCATCACCTGAAGTTGAGGAAGCCTTAATCTGTGAGCCATTGGATAGAACAAAAGAAGTTCTATTGTCTATGTCCACATTGGATATACAAAGCCAGTCTGGTAAGGCTTTAATGATCGCCTTTACTTTCTTTACCAAGTTGGCTGCAGTGTTAAATTTCGTCGCGATTACAAGTACATTCTTTTCGCGGTGGAACATCATCATCCAAGCTACATATGCGGCTGTGACAGTGGATATACCAAGTTGTCGCGCCTTTAAGATCACATTAAATCGGTGATCCTCGAAGTCGGTTAGCAAATCCTTTTGGAATGGATATAAATGAAAAGGTATGAGCCCTTTCATTGGGTGGGTAATTTTTGCATATGTGTGAATGAAGTATTCAGGTTTCTTGCCACATCGGACAATCTCCTTCATTATCTCTTGCTTGGTTAGCTTTATTGCCATTTAACCCTCTTACGACTTTATGCCGCTGAGTTGTGTGAACTTTTCAAAGGCTGGGTCGGTTTCTTTTTCGCCACATTCATGAGGTATTGCACTGATTCTATAGCACTTGTGGACCTTCACACTTGTCCTGATTCTGGAGATGTATTCTACAAGCACATCTACTTCACTTGGCTCTGTCAATGTGAGCGCGTTCTTTTTGATCTTCTTGTATTCTTTCTGGATGAAAGACTTTACCTTTTCAACCATAGACTCCATGTCACTTTCGAATCCGTTAGAGTGAACTTCCTTAAGTGGAATTTCTGCATGATACTTAATGTGAAGCCGGTCACCAGAGATGTATGCGCCGAAGCCGTCCATAACTCTATTATCTATGAGTGGGTTTCCCTCCTCCCTTCGGAGACCGATCTTGATTGGTTCTCCACTCTCGTCTAGAGCGCCATCATAAGTGTTTGCTAGTACCTGAGAGATACAATCAATAATTTCTAAAGTTGTTGCCATTGTTTAAAATCCTCTTGCAATAAATAGTTTGCTAATAATAAATAGTTAGTTGTTTGGTCTCCAGCCCGATTTCCATCGTTCTTCTCGACCTTCGATGTATTGAATATAACATTCGAAACAACATTCGAACTTTGTCATATAAAGATCATCTCGCCCTGAAAAGGAATATGATTCACAGACCGGGCAAGTGCGGTCGACCCCATGAGAAGATTTTCGTTCCTTTACAAGGGCGCCCTTTAATTCTTTTGTTTTCTTTGTGCGCCTAGGCCTTTCGTGGAAAGTTTTGAGGTCTTCCAGATATTTCTTCTCCTTTTCCTCGTCCCAATGTCTTTTAGGGTTTTGAATCGCTTCATCTCCGTATTTCTCCTTTATCGCCTTTTCTATTTTGGCTATTTCGTTTAAGTCTTTCTTCTTCATAATGTTATTAAAAATATTGTTAAGCCTCCGACGATGAAGCCGATTGCTGATGGTCCTACCCAGCCGAACTTGTTATTGTGAATAATAACTTCTTCTAGTTCCAGATTCTCTTTCTTGAGAGCTTGGATTGTAGTCTCTTTCGTTTTCACTTCGTAGTCCAGAGTTGCCTGAAGTTGTCCTATCTGCAAGTCGAATGCTGCTTTTTGTTTCTCAAGCTCCTCAAGGGTTCTCAGTCTGCATTTCTCTTCTGCCAGTTCTTTGTCTGCTACGATCGTTGCCATAGCTTGACCATCGAAGCACCAGCCATCCCATGGTAGTCTTGTACCCTTTTCTAACTGGGCATACTTCCCGGGGCTTGCAATGGCTACAGTAGAAAAACTAAGAGTCAGAAGTAAAACCAAACATGTTTTCAAGTTTATCATTGATCTCATTGGGGTTATCCTTTGCTTTCTTTACTATTTCTTTTACTTTCTTTTTTTCTATTATCGAAAGTTCTTCTTTCTTCTTTTTATATTTTTCTTCTATTCTAACAAGAGTTTCTTGATATTTTAAGTGAAGTTCTTCTCTTTTTTGTACTTCGACCTTGTGTTGATCTTTTAGTGACTTGATCTGAGCTTCATAAGACTCCTTGTTTGCATTCATTGCATCAATAGCGCCTTGAGAATTCTTGCGTGAGATAAACCAAATGAAGACAGACCACACAGCCAAAGCTGTAGCCTTCCAATTCTTCTTGAGCCAGAACCAGATTACCTTCAGTTGCAACATTACTGCTTACCGTGCTTCCACTGGGTTGCCATGTCTACAAGCGCTTGGGTTCCAATGTAAGCCAATGTTACTGCTACCCAGTCTCCACTAGTCACTGTGCCGTATGCGCATAGCCCTGTTGCTGTCAGCCAAGCAAGAAACTTGCGTGAGATGAACCTCTCTGTATATTTGTCTGCGAATGATTTTAATGCTGCCACCATCTTGTCCTCCTATATGTTTACGTGTGCATAGCCGTTCTTTTTCTCAATGTTTATCTGCATGTCAACACAGTCCTTTAAACTGTCTAAATGTGAGATAAGAAGAACAGTCTTGAAATACCCCTTGACCATATCTAAAATACGGACAAAGCCTTCCATATTCTCTTCATCGAGAGCAGTTCCCGGCTCATCAAGTATAAATAGGTCGGACTTAGGCAAACTGGACACAGTTAAAAATGCAAGACGGATAGCCATACTTGCGATTGTCTTCTCGGCGCCTGAACCCATCTCTAAGGGTCGCGGTTCATGACTCGGATGCTTAATAAAGATGTCAAGCTTATCCTCGTTGTTAGAGATAAACACCTCAAAATCTACAATATTGGTCAAGATCTTGGAGATCTCTTGATTAATGTAAGGTAATCTCTCTTTGATGATCTCGTAAGAGACGCCATTCGGATGACAACAA